TACAACGATGACGGAGAGAGGCTGCCTACCGAGCCGGAGATCAGCTACTACGGCATGATTGCCGCATTTGAAACGCTCGGCGGCGAATGGAAACGCAACGCCGATGGCCGCCACTGGCTGTGCCTTGGTGGAATCGTGGCAAGCACCCAGAGCAAGTGATTTTGAAAGCTGTGCTATCTGGCTATACGGGCGTTCGGAGGATATGACGATGAAACTTTACAAATATTCCGGCACCATCGAAGAGTTTGCCTTTGAGCGTGGCCGAATCTCCTACATCAAACTCTTTGATGTGACCGACTTCGACAAAGCACCCACCCGGCTGGAAGTCTTCGGTGCGCTGAGCGAGTACATCGAGGCCATCGAGAGCACGGATGCCGAAGAACGGTACATCAAGAGCGATTGGTACTTTGACAGCAACCTGTATCTGCGCCGCATTGAAGTCCCCGGCGTGGGCGATTGGCCGGCAAAGATTATCACCCAGTCGCCTGACGACATCGACCAGTTGGAGATCTTCGGCCAGCAGGACTACATCAAGACCAGCAAGCCGGAATCCATGTCCCGCGAGGAATTTTGCCGCTTGGTCGACTGGGAACGTGAAAATATGAATTGACGAGGGATTAAACAATGACAGACGAAAAGATTATTGCCAGGATGCAGGCCGATCAGGAGCAGGGCTGGCCGCTGTGCCCCCGCTGCGGCGAGAGGATGCCGGACAAGCTGACCCACGGAGCACTGAGCCGCCACGCCAAGGGCGTGTACATCTGCGAGGCCTGCGGCACCGATGAAGCCCTCCGGGACTGGGGCGGAAACGTCAAGCCCTTGTCTGACTGGGTGCTGGTTCGTGTATACAATGGAGATTTATGGAGAGAGGCGAAGTAAAATGAGCAAAGTTGAAAAATTCGGTCCGAGGTTGAAAATGCTTATTGATGAAAAAGGGATTACCGTGCGTTCGCTGGCAAAGGATCTGAATGTATCGGTTGGGGTTTTGTCTGATTGGCAAAACGGAAACAAAACTCCAAGAGGAGATTCCATTATGAAACTCACGGAATATTTCGGTGTCACCGCCGATTATCTACTGGGTCTGACCGATGCAAGCACGATAGATACCGATATTAGAATTTCGTGTGACACTACCCGTCTTTCCGAAAAGGCAGTTAAGATACTTTCCAGCATGGAAAAGTCAGACGTTGAAAAGCTGTCCAAGCTGATTGAATTCTACAACACCATCAGATAAACAAAAAATCCCCCTCCACTTTGCCTACATATACCCCGCGATGTTCGCAGGGCTTCGACAAAGCAGAGGGGGATTTTTGCGCGCTGCCGGAGCAGCCAAGTATAAAATCAAGAGTGGACCATGCTGGGCCACTCTCTACAAAAGCCGAAGCTTTTCAAGTGCCTCTATTTTACACGGCACTCATGCAGCAGTCAAGACTTTTTGCCAAGTGCTGCGGTCATAACATCAAAGGCGTGTTCGATAACAGCGTCCAGCACCTCGTCGGTGATAGCCCAGCGGATAGCCGCCGGGCACTTGGCGCGGAGAGCCGCGAACACCTGCTTCTTCTTTTTGGTGCCCTGCCCGCTGCCCATGATGGACAGTTCAGCTTTTTCGACCAGCTCCAGCGCCAGATCCTTGACGGTGGCCTTGTAGCCCAGCCGGATGCCACCGACTGCCAGAGCAACGAAGCCCAGCAGCATCAGTGCGATGGCGATGGGCGCAGGGATGAAGTTCAGCATAGCTTCCATGATATTGCCTCCTATAAGTATCAGCGGCGCGGGGAGCCACCCCTGCGCCGTTTTGTCGTGTTGGTTATATCGGATGTTTCACAGGTACTTGGAAGCCCCGGAGATGGCCTTCCAGCTGGCAGAGCCGCAGATGCCATCCACGGCCAGCTTGTGCTTCTCCTGCGCTTTCAGCAGGGCGTTTTCGGTTTTTTCTCCAAAAATGCCGTCCGGAGTCAGCCCCAGCAACCGCTGGAGCATCTTTGTTGCCGCTCTGTTTGCATCCCCGGTACAGCCCCGGCGGATGGTCGGCAGAATGAATTTCAGGTAGGTGGTAGATGGATAGTGCTTTGTTGCATCACACAGCCACGTTGCCTTTGCGTTGCGGGTGTCCGCGTGAACAAAAGCATAGTTGCCGTACCAGTAGATGCCCACACCTCCGAAGCCAGCTTCCACCGCCAGAATCCCCAGTGCCACCGGGTTCAAACCGCGATCTTTGAGCCGCCAGTCTGCGGCCATCCCGTAGCGATGCTTGCTGTTCGGACTGCCGCCCACGGTTTTGCTGGCATTGTGAACAATGCAGCGGTAGCCGCTGGTGATTTTGATGGGCCGACCCACCTTATCCCGGATGATTTGAAGTTTCTCAGCAAGCTCCGTATCTACCTTTTGCTCACTGCATCCACACGAACACTGGAACTCCGACCGTGCAAAATCTTTGGTCAGCGCGGTTTTGTCCCCGCACTGAAACGAAATAATGCTCATATAAAACACCCCCCTAAAAACCAAGTTGCGTGAACACATAGCCAAGAAAAACGCCGATGACCGCTGTCACAACGTACCCAACGGCCTTGCGCCACATTTCACCGTCACGATCTTCCAGCGTTTCCAGCCGCTTGCCCTGTTTTTCCTGTTCCTTGACCATGCTTTCCATACTCAAGGCCAGTTTTTCAACAGAGGTAGACAGTGCGCCCATTTTGCTCACGCTTTCCTCCAGCAGTGCAATCCGCCTGTCCTGACGGGAGTTTTCTTCTTCGAGCCGCCGCCTGAATTCTTCATGCTCGGCCCTTGTGATAGGCTGGTCCATCCGAACCTCCTTTTGATTTTTTACAAAAAACAGGGGGCAAAGCCCCCTGTTCGGTCTCACAAGCTGGTTACTGAACCAGCGCGGCGATTGCCTGCAAATCAAAAATCGGAGCATCAAAAAACGCTCTCGCCCACAGCCAGTAGTCTTCGGACTCCGGGCGGCGGTACTTTTGGCAGAGTGCCGATGCCCAAACCCGGTTCCAGCGGGTCTGATAGTCCGCATCTCGACGCTCAAGGCTCCGCTGGATGTTTCCTACCAGATCCCCGCGCAGGGTGCCGTTACCGTCATCATCCTGCACAAAGCAGTCCATGCCGTTCTGGCTCCCCACAGCACACACACGCTGGTTTTTGTGCATAAGAAAACCGTCCTGACAGGTCAGGGCGGTTCCATAAGGAATATTCACTTTTCCATCTATGCCGTCGAAGCGCGCCCGGCGGCGGGCGATAAAGCGTTCATGCTCCACCATGGGTTAGACCTGCTCTTTCTTCTCGGCGAGCATACCGGTCAGCTCGGCGTAGTGCTCATCGGTCAGTTTGCCGGCGGCGTAGAAAATATCGATCTTCTCCGCCAGACCATCGGTACTGCCGCGCTCGATCATGCGCTTGCAGGTGCGAAACAGAACCATTTCCGTTGCTTTGCTCATTGCCTTTTCCTCCTATCAGGTATTCTCAGTGTCATCCGTATCGGAGACATTCAACTCCAGAAGGGTCAGGCGATAAGCCTGATCCACGTTCATCTCGTCGGCATCCTCGATGGCACTTTTGGATTCCATGATCCAGCTGCCGATGTCGGTCTGCTCCAGCATGACCGTTTCCAGCTCATCACCCATCTGATCGCGGTCGAACAGCTGGTACGGCGTCCCGGCATAAGAAATGCCCGAAGCATCAGGCTCCGGGCAGAGGATATAACAGCCGTTGTCGGCTTTTTTGATGTAGGTCACGTCCTCGGTCAAGGCAAGGACGGTGCCATCACTGGCTTTGATGATTTTGAACAAGGTACTTTACCTCCAAAAATTGCATAGCAAAGCCGCCGCAGACGCAGCAGCCGCCCATGGTCATCAAAATTTTTATAGTAGGCTTCTTGGCAGTTCATATACTGCGCCACCTCCTGCAGGGTACGTTTCCCGGCCAGCCATTCCCGGTGGAACAACTTCAGTTTCCTCCGTGCGCGTATCACACCATCACGGCTACCATTGACTTTGATTTTCCCGGTCTCAGTCAAGGTAAAACGAGCCTTGCACCAGCGGAAAGGCTTTGTCAGAGGGATGATCTTGCATTTCTTCTTGTTGACCGGGATGCCGCGGATTTCAAACTGGCGCACGATAGCGCGGCCCAGCTTTTTCAGATCTTCGATATCCGGGAGAATGATGCAGTAATCATCCATGTAGTGTCCGGCGCTATGCGTGGACATCTGGCATTTGATCCAGTTGTCCACAGCACTGGGCATTGCCGCCATTTCTTGTTGGCTCGGCTCAACGCCCAGCGGCATCCCACGGCCCGGAAATTCGCCGGGAGCAGTATCAATAATGGTATCTGCTATCCGCCGAAAATCAGGGTTCAGGATATACCGCTGGTGCCGCTGATAGATGATGGAATGGGGTGCGTAAGGGAAGAATTTCTTCAGGTCGAGCAACAGCACCCCGCCCGCACGGCCATACTTACGGTAATGCCGTGCCAGCTGCTGTTTGATGCGCTTGATCTGCCAGTGCAGCCCCTTACCAATCCGGCTTGCACCGTTGTCATAGATCATGCTGGGGTCGTAAAGCGGCTCCAACACTTCCTTGCTGATGACCTTGTGGATTTGTCGGTCTGTAATATGAGGAGCGTCAATCCCACGAATCTTGCCGCGTTCGCAGACCGTGAAATGAACGTATTTCTTAGGCCGCCACCTTTTGGCCAAAATAAGCCGCCGCTGCTTCGCTGTGTGGGAAAACAGATGCCGCTCAAAGTTCTGCGTGCTCTGCTTCCAGCGTACACCGTTGCAGCATTTCCGGCCGTATTTGAACATCGTGTGGTAACTGAATACCTCTCCCAACGAACCGAGGGCGGCACAACGAGCTTCCTGTCTGGCTCGGCGTGCTGCCCGGCGGCGCTGGTATCGTGCTTCATGGCGCTCCTGACTTGTCATAAAAGTATTCGCTCCTCGTACAGATGAATTGTAGGGCATCGTCTAATCTGCTTTATGCCGGCACATGAAACGCGGTAAGATGCATCCCGCGCCATGCAAGAAGCGTCCGTGTCAGCATATCGAAAAGCAGTTTTAGAGGTTTGACCCTCAGGGAAGTACCTCTCCTTTTGCTATGGTCGTCTTTCACCTATGGCTACTCCATGTGACCAAGCATTGCAAAATCCGGGCACAACACCATACGCATTGTTAGCGTTGTTATAGTCCAACGACCCCGACGACGAAACCGCGCAGAAGTAGTTGTTGTTGTTGATGTTGTTGTAGTTCGGCGACCGCAGCCACCAGACCGCCGCCGCAGGAATTGACAGAGATACACCCACTTAAAAATCAGGCTTTCCGATTGACCGTTCCGATCATGCCTTGCAGCAGGTCGTTTTCCTTGTCAATCAGCTCACCCAACTTTTGAGCCATTTTGTCCAGTCTTTCAGTTGCTTTCTTCGCATCGACACTTTTCCCTGAGGGAGTTGTGAAACATCCCTGCGGGTTCTGGGTCATGATGAGATAGCAGTGAGTCAACCGAACATCCAGCGCCATCAGAGATGCCCGCGCTTCCAGAAGATGTGCTTTACGAAGCTGGCGCCGCTGATCGTCGGAGGGATAGATGCTGTTTGCCTTTTCGGCGTGGTCTATCACCTCGCCTGCCAGCTTTGCAACCGGTTCTGCAATCAATCTGGAATACCTTGCGGAAATGCGGGTCAGGAAGTTTATCGTTTCAATGTAAATCGCATTGGCGACATTCACATACTCCGCCTTGCTTTCTGTGCGCTTGGATTTCAAAACTGACATGATGCTTTAGTCTCCTTTGGGGTCATCAAGATTGATTTCCCCTTGCTCTCGCTCAACTTCTTCCAGATGCTTGAGCAGCACATACTCTATGTAGTTCGTGATGGACCGATGCTCTTTTGTTGCTAGAACGCCGATCTTGTCAAAAACTTCATCGGACAGGCGCAGTGTAAAGACGCGCTTGTTAGTTGCCATACAATACCTCCTAACAAACAGGTTTTGAAAGTATTGTATAGCGTTTTTCGTGCCGTGTATGCACTCATAAGACAGTTGAGTGATAGCACTTTCAGTATCTTTTTTCAAAAAATCGAGCGGGGCGCTGACGCGCCCTTCGGATTTTTTGAGGGAAGTTTGCTGGTTTCCGCCCACTTTCGTGGGCTTGAGCAGGTCGAGAATCCCTGCGGGGGATTAGACAACAAAGCCGGGCACAACACCATACGCATAGGAAGCGT